GCGCCCAGGCGCGCGCGTATGTGTGTGTGTGCGTGTGCCACGCACTAATGAAAACTTGCATGTTTAGAGTGGGTTGTGCTATGCGTGTGTGCGTATGCGCATGATGCGTGCGGCCGCGTGTGTGTGCGCGAGCGCGTGCGAGCGGTGAGCGTGAAAACGAGAGCCGGTTGAGGCGTGGCGACCCCCCCGTTATGTGATGTAGTACCTCGCACTATTTCTCACCGTTTAGGGGGTCTAAATTTTTTTTACCCTATTTTTGGGTAAACTCGTAAACTTCGTTAGGCACAAGTTTACTTTAGGGGGTAAACTTCAGATTGCTGTTCTAGGAACAAGTTTACGGAGTAAACATTGAAGTTTACGGGGTAAACTTGAGGCTCTCTCTTATATATATAAGATATTAATAAGATAAGGGGAGAGATTGTTAAGAGAGGGGAAATGCTGTATTTTAGAATAGGGCGTGGAGGACTAACTTGAATTTAGCTTTTCTTGAACATCTCCCTCTCCGTCCCCTAGGCAAAGGAGGATGATATGCCGAAGGTAGGGAAGAAGCACTACCCGTATACAGTCAAGGGTAAGGCAGCAGCCAGGAAAGCATCGAAGCGTACTGGCAAGAAGATGACGAGCACTAAAAGGAAGAAATACTGATGGTTAACAATCCCGCTTACTTTACTTCACCGAATGCGTTTGGCTCACCGGTGCAATCACTTGCAGAGCAACTTGCGGCACAGGGATTCCTTTCACCGGGAAAGAAGGGGCCAGGCAAGGAGATGTTCTACGGTTTTTCACCGGAGGCACAGGGACTGATGGGTAGCAGTGATAATCGTATGTACGCAGGACAGTCAATTACCCCCGAACTTATGCGGTATATGGCGCAGTCATGGGGAGGCGGTCATATGTCACCCGACCAGTTGAGGAAAGCGTTCCCCAGCTTTCTACATCCCTACATGCCACAGTTTGATCCCACAACAAAGGTTAGATATAACCAGGGTAGTACAACGTACAAGGGAGGCCTGGCTCCAACTGGGGTAAAAACTGCTCAAGGCGGATTCACGGGAAGTGATATTAACCAAACGTATCTCCAACCACAGGGACCAGTACTGGAAGATACCCCAGCTCAATATCAATATACATACGCTAATCCAATAGCAGCTCCCAAGTTTCAGGAACTTCCATCGATAGATATTCAGAAACGGATGGGACAGGAAGCAGAACAGCAGGCAGAAACTGAAGTGGCTGAACGGGAAAGGGAAAGAAGTGGATTGCTTAGAGGAAGGGGCAGAAACGTATTCAGTACGGGGAGAACCTAAACGTGGTTCAACCTCTTGAAGAGCAGTTTCAGACCAGGCTGGGAGCCCGGATGAATCCCCGCCAACCTCAACCTGAAGGAAATATTTTTCCCAACCCAAGCCAGTGGCCACCGGAAATTACTGATAACCCGTCAATCTTTAGCAGATTTCTGCCCCCAGGTGTTATCGAAGGTTTCGGTACTATGGGTGATGCGATTCAGTCATATGCGGTAGATCCCCTCAAGGAATACCTTGCACCAAAAGACCTGAGTGACGAGAAATCATATGACCCGTTCTATGATCCTTATGGCGAAAAAAGAGATTCTGGTATTCCGGGTTTTCCCATACCGAATATTCCTTTTCATGGTTCTCCGTTTGGAGAGATATCTTTCCCTGCAGCTGGAATGCCTGAATTGCTTGATGAAAATCAAATGAATAGCATACTTAGATTTGGAGCCGGTATGGCTCCTTTTTATGGAAGCGCATTTGAATGGGATGAGATGGGCCCGAAAATGAGGGCACTGTCAATTGGAACTGATTTACTTGATATACCAACTGCCGGAGCAGGTGGCGCAGCTACCAAGGCAGGAATAAAACTACTTCCCGATGCTATTAATGTCCTGAAGGATGTAACGGCACCACTTGTGAGAAATATCCCTGAAATCCTGTCAGCCGTAGGCCCAATCCTTATACGCAAAACTAATACCAATAGACTTGAGTGGCAGGGAGATATACAGGATCAGATCAGTAAGGGAACGAATGTACTGTCAAGCACAACCGACGATGGAAAATATCTTGTTGAGGACGTAAGTGTTATGTCAAGGGCTCTAGCCGGGGATCCCTCAAGAGCAAGTGGCGGCGGTCGACTAATGCAACCAGGCGGAATATATGGCAAATCATACGCATTCAGTCATTCGGAACCCATATTCGATATTATAGATTCGACAACAAATAAGCCAATAATGAGGGTTACCCTTCACCCGTCATTTAACGAAACATACCGCTTTGGACGTTTTGATGAATACGATGAATGGGCACTCTGGACAGATGTCCCCTGGTATAACCAGTTAAAGCCTCATGAGTTTTATAAAAACAAACGCGACTGGAATATGGATGTTTCCGGAATGGGCGAAGGAACACGAGAAGGCATAGATATAGATGGATATCAGGATCTTATATCTGGGGGATTCCAAGGTTTTGAGGGAGACGATGAATACTGGGAAGCTTTGGCTTTTAGTGATTTAGCCAGAAAGGGGGCTATACCCAACAGAAAGGATATGCTTGGAATAGGTGAGGCTATCGGGGTAAGACTTAATGCAACATCTTTAACGGGAGTAAGAATTCCAAGTGGGCTAAAAGGCGCAAGGCTACAGCAACAAAAAACAGAAACAATACAAAAAATGCTTGACGTACAGCCCCGTGACTATATGACAAAATTCGAAGTGACAAGACATCCTGACATACCTCTCAGTCAAGCGAAAAAAGATATGGTAATGGATTACTGGGAAGATGTCTTTGATCACTCAGTGGGAATTCCAAGCGCATTAGACAACATAGCTGATGAGGCAAAAATCTCTGGTCTGGACCCAGCATCAATGACAGGTGAAAAAGTTAATTTTTTGAGTGACCTTCCACTTGGCCATATGCTGCCGGAACTTGCGACTGTAGCACCTTTTAGTACTGCTAACCCGGGTCTAGGACCAACAATACGATGGGGATCCAAAGATTTTAGTATGGATGATGTCGTCAATTCTTATCTGGGCGATGTAATAGAAAAAAATATGAATGAATCAAGAGAGTTAGTAAAAAAATTAAATACTGAATATGATATTTTTAATGTAGATCCAACCCAGTATTTAACTGATTATCAGATTATGGTTCTCTGGCAAACTGCTAAACATGAAGCCAGGGCAATGGGCGATGTACCCTCCCAAGTATTTACAAGACTTGTTGATGACCACTCAACTAAAGCCTGGCAACAACTTGAGATGCTAGAACGAACAGGTGATGAATCCGCCGTCGCTGTAAGAGAAATTTATGCAAACGGATATGGTGGTGTGGAGAATAATCCAGTTTTAAATGCATACTTTGACCCCGATCTTTCCAAGGCAACTAAAAAACAATTAGAGCATATGGTTACTACTCTTCATTCTGGTACTTCAGGATATGCTAGTGGAGTTCAGTCACCTTCCTTATTCTCAAAACGCCCACAGAAAGAAGCTGCACTTATTAAAAGTTTGCAGACCAATCAAGGTTCGGCTCAAAATTATTTACGAGACGTTGAGTTGGATGAGAGATTAATACCATTTCAGGAACTTCAACTGCCAAGGGAGTTACCATAATGCCTAGAAAAGAAGCGACTGATATACATCCTGGCCTGATAGCATCGACAATCTCGTCAGCTGCCAAAAGACAGGACTACGGTTCACAGATTGAAGGATGGGATACGTTTAATTCTGAGATGAAAGCCTTTCTCTGGGTAAGGCAGTTTCACGCAAAAGACTCAGGCGCACTTGCCTATGTTGGCAGATCACAATCATGGATTACCAAGTGGGTCAGGCAGAATGTATACTTTGGCATAGCCGCCAAGATGGTCAGACAGAAATCAGTTGCGGTAGATGAATTACCGAATAATGAGATTAAGCGGGTTGCAAAATGGCATTTGGTTCAAATGCTCAATGACCCTGAACTTGGTGTGGAGAAAAGACTTGCGGTTATCAAACAGATACAGGCCCTTCCAGATGAGGAGGGACCAACAAAAGGAGCTGGCAGAGGTAAGGTCAGACCTAAAATACGCCCGGTTACATCTGATGATATGAAACCCGGTGCTATATTACCTGACAAAAGAACTCCCGGCTCAGTAGAGGAACAAGATGACGACAGAGTTACTGAGGACGCGTTACAGTCCGCATGAAGGACAGATAGAAGTTCATTCAATGAACTCAAAAGAGAAATGGGTCGAAGCCGCACGAAGGTGGGGTAAGTCCCGATGTGCTCTTGGGGAGCTTGAAGCCGCGTATTATGAATCGCTGTCACGCCCAATGGAACATATAAATAAGTATCAACTGGTTCCACCAGGATTTCACGCCTGGGTCGTTGCACCTTCATATGTACAGGGAAGGCAGGCATGGAACGAACTATTACAGCTTCTTGACCCGTCATGGATACGGGAAACAAACCAGGCAAATATGACAATCACCTTAAATGGAATCTCGGACGAAGTCTGGGGACTCATAGAGATGAAGTCGGCAGATAACGCACAGGCACTACAGACAGTCGGGCTCGACTTTCTCTGGGTATCTGAAGCGCAGGATATACCTAACGCAGCAGCTGAGAAGTTGCGCCCCACCCTGAGACAGGCCGGAAGAATGGGTAAAGCATTCTATGAAGGTATTCCTTCCGTATACCCAGAACACTGGTTTAGGCGTGGATGTGAGGCAGCCAAACGTATGGCGTATAAAAATCACAGATATTTTCATTATACGGTTTACCAGAACCCACTACTTAATGCGGATGATATTGAAGAAGTTGAATCAGATAAAGAAGTTATGCCTGAATCAGCATGGCGAAGAATGTACCTTGCTGAATTCTCACTGTCGTCAGGATTCTTTTCAAATATCGAAGACTGCGTTGGCGGTGATCTACTTGATGAACCGTTACCGGGAAAGAACTATGTTGCAGGACTTGACCTAGGTGTGTCCCGTGACTTCACCGTTCTGATAATTATGGATGCCGATGAGCGAAAAGTCGTATACCACAGGTTGTGGGATGGGCAGTCCTGGGCACAGGTACAACAACATATTGTAGCTATAAATCAGGAATGGGGAATTCAGAGAATTATGGCTGATGCAACAGGTATGGGTCTTGCTATGGTTCAGGACTTAATGGCTCAGAACCTTCCCGTGGAAGGCGTGTCAATTCAAAGAACCGTGCGTGAAAAACTGCTTGCAGACCTTACTGTTGCAATGGAACATAGAACTATACAATTTCCAGCCATTCCTATATTGTTGAGGCAGTTACGCGCCTTTCAACATGTACGGATGTCAAGCGGAGCGTTTAAAGCACAGGCACCTGCCGGAGAACACGATGACGAGGTGTTTTCTCTAGCACTGTCTCTTTCAGCATGTAACGAACCAGAATACCAACAGTCCCGCAGAAGAGGATTTGGTGGAAGATATATGCCAACTCAGAGAGAAACTAACAGTGGACACGGAATGCTGGGTATGAGTTCAGGCGAAAAGATTATGAAAGAAAGAAGATTGATGCGTGTCGAAGAACGATGGGATAAGTCAGGAGTTAATCTGTAATGGTACTTGTTAATTTTGATACAGGCGAACCACTCGTTCCTGGTGATCAGACCTACGACGATTCAAAACCAACAGAGGAACATGTACTCCAGATTTTTGAAGTATACAAAGATCAGTACAAGACCTTTCATGAACAGTGTAAAGAAGAAGACGAATATTATTTCGGTACCAGAAGCGTACCTGTTCCTGATGATATGCCTATTGATCCTGTCAGGCCTGCTACCGCTCACGCTATAGTCAATGTTGCAACAGACCACGTCGATGTGAACAATCCCGCTATATTTGTTCCGGCTCCATCACCGAGGGCGAAGAACAGGTCTGAGAGAATACAGAAATTTTTGCAGGGCGTATGGATGCATATACCCGAACACACCAAGAGAACAGTTGTAAAACACTCAATTCAGTATGGTGTTGGATTTATTAAAACATGGTGGGATGGTGATAAATGGCCTGATGCCCCGTAT